TAAGTCTTTCACGACTACCACTCTGGCGATCGATGTACGATCCAGTAGATTTTCCGATATAGACACATTGCTCAAACTCACATGGTTGTGACCAAGGCTCTGGTTTAGTGGGATGAAATACCAATCCATACACTCCTCCATCAAGGGAGAAGTTATCGCAATTCTTGTGATAATTAGTGAAGTAGTCCCATTTAATTGCGTGGGGTATTGGTATACTGATGTTCATAATATATTATCCAAAAAATTCTTCAAGTGTGTTCTTATCTTCTAGCGACCAACCGATTGCCTCAAGAATGAGGTTCAATGGATCAACGAAAGATTTGTCAAACTGCATGTCATAGTCAATATAGTTACGTAATCCCAACTCCTCAGGAAACGTTTCTGCATATGACATTATATTCTCTTTTATCGGATTTGGCAAGCGTAAATAACAAAATTTGATCTTTTCGCCGTTCTTGATTAACTCATACTTCTTTTGTAAACCATTTTCCTTGATGTAGTGATTATATAGCAGAGAACCACGTACATGAATTGGTGTGGACTTCTTGTATATTGTCTTACGATCCGCCCATGAGATAATGTCACTAACACCACGAGGGAACGATATATCTTCAGGTGATAATGTTCGGAACTCTTCACGGAAATTGTTAACGAACCTACGTACATCACCTTCATCACCATCGATCAGCAACTTGAACACTTCCATGAACTTGTCACGGCAGATCGCAGGAGTGGAAGACTTAACCGCCTCGATACCCATAACCTTAGTCTGAGGTTCTTTGTATTGAACACCCTCGTTGTTCCAGACGTTCAGAATATATCGTTTCTTCGCAACCCAGATACCCTTATCCGAGATACCTTCACGTTTCATGACCATGCGGTTTTCGTATCCACCCATCTTATCGAACAGTTGAGCATACGCACCATCCAGGATCTTGGTGAACTTATCTTCACAGACCTTGTCTAGGAATCGCACCGCCTTTTGAGTATCTACATCATCACCAAGGAACTTCTTAACGAAAGGACCGAAGTTCAGATACAACGAGTCGGTATCCATTGCGATGACATAGTCTTCATCACTAGTTCCCATCGCTTTGTTCATGAAGTCATTGACCGCACGTTCTGCCCAACGGATAGTTAACTGACCAGACAACGTAATAGACTCGGCGATACGGTTATCGTAATATCGGAACCATTGATTACCCATCGCACCATAAAGTGAGTTGAGTAGAATCTTAATCGCCATCTGTTGACTATCGCCCTGAGCGATCTCTCGTTCCAAACGGAACTTCTCGATCTTAGCGGAAGGATCTAAGTTAACCTTAGCCTGTTTGTTCGCCAACATTTGTTTCTTGATCGTGACACGTTCTTTGTAGAAAGCATCAATGATGTTGGGTAACGCACCTTGGAATGATGTATCAAAGTGAATACCAGCGGCACTCATCGCAGAGTTGGGAATAGTGTTTGGAGTATTAGTATTGTCCAGACAACGATCCACATCAACTCCAGGAGTCACACCATTGATAATGGTATCAGGACCCATGTTCAACTGGATAATGATAGATGGATACAGTGAGTTCAGGTCAAAGGAAACAACCCAGTCGTATTTCCCAGGAATAGGTTCCTTGACGTATGCGCCTGGATACTCAGACTTTGGTGTATCTTTGTTGGGAGGGATTGCGATATTAGATTCTGCAAGTCGACGATAGATAATAGTATCCCAGATTGCAGTGGTCCCGAGTGTATCAACGTAATTGACTCCACCCTTATATGCCAGAGTGAACGCAAGGTTCATCAGACCAGTCTTCACATCAATACCATCAACCAGCCATACATCTCGGATGTTATAGTCGATAAACTTCTGATGATCTGTCTTGTACAATGTAAAGAGGTTTCCATCAAACTGTAGTTTACGTTCACCGCAGATAACCTGAGCGATATGGTCAAGACGATTAGACTCTTGTTTACCATATGTCTGAACACCGAACTTCAAGAACAAGTCCAGATAGTCCAACTGTTGGATACCTACTAAGTCGTATGCATTGAGTCGTTTACCCTTCAGAGTAATCTCGCGATGTTGAACCATCTTCCAAGGTGACATCTTCTTTGCATTGTCTTCACCCAACATGATGTTGATACGATTGACCAAGTATGGGATATCAAACATCCGGACGTTCCAACCAGTGATAACGTCTGGTGTCAGATTAGGTTGCGTCCAATATGCAAGGAAAGATTTGAGCAGTTCTGTTTCATTGGCGCACTTTAGATATTTAACTTCACAGTCTGCCAACTGATCCTTCATCTCAGACTTGTCAAGACTCCACTCACCAGTACCCCATACGAAGTAAGTGTTTAGAACACTATTCTTCAATGCGATAGCGGTGACTGGATGCTTCGCTTCATCTGGTTCAGGAAACCCATCATCCGACTCAACCTCAATGTCGATATTGCAGACATTGATCTTGTTAGAATCGAATGGGATCTCCCGTCCAGGGAAGAAGTCATGAATGAATTGGGAAATGTAGTTGGTGTTACCGTAGATCTTGAAGTTCTCTACCTCACCGTAGTTACTGATGAACTCTTTTGCAGCTTTCATATCCTCGAATTGCATCGGGGATACAGTTTGCTTGTCTAGAGTTGTCCACGTACCCTTTTTGTCCGGGACGTACAACGTCGGTTGAAAGGGGACTTTCTTGTGGATGCGTTTACCATCCATATACCCACGATACAAAATAGAGTTGCCATAACGGGCAACATTTGTAAAAAATTCCAAAACAAACTCTCCATAACAATTAAATTACATTATAACACATGTGATGTTAATATGCAAGTTTTATGTTACGATAGAAGTTGGAGGGGTAATAATCTTGGAGTGGATAGAACGATACTGTTCTGCGAGTTGGGGATGTGGTTCGACAGTAAATGCGATATAGTCTGTCTTGATAACCATACCATTGGTTTGAGCGTATGGCATCCATGGAGCGAGTCCGATGTTGCGATCTTCAGTTGGAATGATTACCGTAGGGTCCTCGATTCTAGCTTGCTTCTCGTCTTGGGAAATAATTGTACAGAGAATTTCTTCACCGCTATTCAATCTCATTAATTTAACTTCACTCATCAAATTCATCCTTTAGTAAATGTTTATGTAATATGTATTCAATATAGAGATTAGCATCTAACTCATCAGTGTACGATCGAACAATGGATTCGAACGTAGCTTCATTATACATGCATACGAGTATGTTCTCCGTTCCGAGAACAGATACTCGTATTAGCCAGTTTCCTCGCTGAAGGGTTTCGAAAGAAAGTATTCTCATATTTAATGTTACCATTATAACACACTTTCTTATTTATGTAAAGTATTACTTGTGAAGCATAATCGCTCTAGCTAAGTCATGACGACCGAGTCTAGAGAATTCTGCAGCCGCTCTAGAGCGACCAATACATTCAAAGAACTCTACGATAGATAGTAGGATATTTTTAATCATACTGACCATCCTCCGTTCTTCTGAGCATATACACGTGCCCAATGTTCAACGTCTGCGGCGGTCTGTGGGTGCTTGCTCAAAATGAATTCTTCCACGGCGTTTCTCTGAGCAAATAGTTTGTCGATTAGTTTTTTAATAGTAGTTAGCATTTTTATCCTCGTAAGATATACGTTAAAAATCCCATCGGATTTTGTCCGATGGGAGTATAGTGAGTGTGTTATTTACTTGGTTGATTGAACCAAGATTCCCACTCTTCGTCTGAAACGGGCCACATGATTAGTCTTTCTTAGATACGAAAGAATAAAGTTCTGCAGCCTTTTTCATCATTTCTTCAGTTGAATAAGGTTTCAGAGCAGCTTGCATTTCTTCGGCTGTTTTCTTACCTTGATCAAACATCTGTTGGGTGAACATATAGTTCATTTCCCATTGACGATCCATATAGTCTTTAGCCATATGGAGCATTTCTGTGCGGATTTCGAAGGGATTTTTATTAGACATAGTCCACCACCTTTCTGTTTGCAGATTTCATGTTTTCAGCGGTCTTCTCAACAAGAGCGGTCGCTTTGGACATGTTATCTTTAAAGAAAGAGTATGTGTATGCGTTGAATGCCTTCTCATAGGTTTTCCAACCTTCGACTTTAAGGTCGATGAAAGAGTCAACGAAATCTGCGTTATGCTGCGCAACAGCTTTTAATGTGTACATATAGTACCTCCTGTGTGTAGTGTATTGGGACTGAATTGGGGAGCAGTCCCATCTCCCCTCATAATATATTTAGTCTTAGGGTTAACCCCAATATCACTTTATTTGATGAAAATTTTTTATTCAGTCAATAAAGTTTTTGTATCGGAAGTTAATACCGGAACACCGATTTCAATCTTACGAGGTTTCTTCGCTTCTGGAATGATGTGTTCCAAATGAATGCTCAACATACCATGTTCAAGTTCTGCCCCATTAACAACTACATCATCTGATAATACAAACGTGCGAGTAAACTCACGTGCTGCAATACCACGATGGACAAACTGAGGTCCGTCTTCTGATGGTTCTGTTGGGATTTTGCCTGAAACGACAAGTTGATTTTCCTTGACTTCAATGTCAATGTCACTATCTCTGAACCCAGCTACAGCGATCTCAACGGTGTACTTGTCACCATCTTTGAGAATGTTATATGGGGGATAGTTATTGGTGAGCGTTCCCTGAGCGGAATTGTGGACACGCCACATGCGATCAAATTGATCTTCTAAACCAACGTGGAGTCGGCGAGAACGT